TTGCGTGTGTGCCACCGGCTCGCGCTGGGATGATTCCACCGTTGGCAAGCTTCGGCATACCTGCGCTAAGTTTTCCGCCGGTTAGCTTGTCCAGTACGTTTCCAAGTGGGATTCCAAAAGCACTTAGTCCACCTAGCAAACCTTGAAAGTCATAGCTCTTTCCGCTTAGTGCATCTAGAGCAGAGTTCAAAGCCCTAAAGCCGTCTGCAAGTTTTTGCACCGCCGTTGCCATTAGATTCATGCCGCTAATCAACGCAAACTTTGTAACGTCAATTAGGAACGCACCAAGCTCGGATTCAACTAGCCTCTTTGCTTCTTTTGCAAAGTCACCGACCGAGGCTGCAATTCTTTCAAACGCCTTCTGGAACGGCTCGCTTGTGATCAAGTCCTTGACTGCCACAAGGACTGTTTCACCTAGCGTGGTTAGGAAGCCAAGCACAGATTCTACGGGGCCTTTGAGGTTGTCAAACATTGTCTTGAAGCCTGGCAGCGACTCGTCTATTAGTGGCTTTAGGAAAGAGCCTATGTTTTCTAGCGCACCCCACATCTTGTCAAATAACTCAATGATTACTGGAGCAGCTTGGTCAATAATGGGAGCCATAGCATCCACCATTTCGCCCAGCTTCGGAGCAAGCGCCCCACCAATTTCAATAGCCACATCTTCCAGACGTGACTTCATCAAGTCCATCTTGCCGTTGAAAGTGTCTAGCTGTTTCTGTGATACGTCATCAACGGTTCCACCGGCATCGCGCAGAGCATCTTCATACTCTGATAGCGCTTCGCTGTTACCGACTAGGGCTAGTAGACCTTCGCGTGATTGCTTTGTGAACCCTAGCTGTGAGAGTGTGGCAATNTTTTGCTCGGTTGTCATTGTGCCGAGAACGCCTGTGAACTGGTCTGAGATTTCAGAGAAGTTCTTCATGTTGCCTTCGGCATCAAAGATTGAAATACCTAGCGCATCAAACTTCTCAGGTACTGCACCGACCCTATCGGTTAGACCAAAGATTGTGTTTGTTAGTAGCGTTCCAGCTCGCTCGCCCTTGATACCTTGATCGGCGAATACGGCTAGTGCAGCAGCACCCTCTTCGACATCCTTGCCGACTGTCTTTAGTGCGTTACCTGCTTTGGATGTGAACGCTGAGGCAAGTTGCTCGACCGAGGTGTTGGCTAGTGTGTTTGCTTTCACGAACACGTCTGTGACCCTAGTTAGGTTTTCTAGGTTTTCGGCTGCATCGTCTGAGGTTAGACCTAGTGCGCTCTGCGCGTCTGTCGCGAGGTCTGTAGCTAAAGCCATGTCGAACATACCAGCTTGAGCAAACTTGGCAACCTGTGGCATTGCAGCGATTGAAGCCTCGGCATCAAGACCAGCAGAAGCTAGGAAAAAATAGGCTTCAGCGGCTTCCTCAGCGGAGAATGTCGTGGACTTGGCAACATCCCTAGCGGTGTCCGCCATGTCCGTTTGTAGGGTGTCTGACACGTCACCCATAATGGCTATGGACTTGTTTAGTGCTGAGTCAAAGTCTGCAAACTTCTTGACTGAAAATACTGCGATACCTGCAACGGCAGCAGTTGCGGCGGCAGCAGTCTTAGCTGCGAAAGCTCCAAAGTCCTTTAGTGACTTCTCTGCGTTCTTGACACCCTTGTCGTAGAACTTGGAAACAATAGGTAGATTTATAGCCATTAGAGTTTGATCCGCCTATTCACTTTTGTAATGAGTTGGTTCACGATTGTTACGGCTAGGACTACTGCGTCTGGCCTTAGCAACCTAAACTTTGCATAAGCGTAACGACCGCCACGCTTCTTCATAGGCGCTCTCTGGTCTAGGCCCTTTATCATTGCGCGACCTTGTGCTGTGTTTCCGCGTGAACGTGAACCTGCAAGCTCGGCTATGTAAACGCCACGCTTGTTGTTTCTTGGAGTAACCCTGATGCTTACGAGGTGATTGCCACGCTTGCGTGATTTACCTGGCGTGAATGATACTGAGGTTCTTACGCCTGACCATCCTGTAGCACCGGAGTGACCAAAGTCACCATCGCCGAATCCTGATAGCGGTGGGTCACTTGGAACTGCATCGCCTATCTGCTTTGCGAATGGCCCTATCTTGGTTCGCAAGTCTTTCCTCATAGCTTTGACGAGGTTATTGTCTAGCGCCTTCAACTCCTTGATGGCATCACGAACTGCGTTGCCTTCTATCTTCGGTGTTGATGAAATCATTGGCGCTCCTCTAGCTACAAGTTTACCGCTTGCGCTGTTGCCTCTCTGCTTTGGCTTCTAGGTAGCGACCTATTGTCCAAAACATACGCGGTTCAAGCTGTAGAAGGTCGAGTGGGCTAATACCCGTTTCGCAAGCTATCCAAGCTATACGCCAATGGTATGAATCGTCACCTAGCCCTTTTGGGCTTTTGGGGCATCTGAGTCCACGCCCTCAATGGTTTCTAGCCACTTCTCAAACTCTAGCTTTGTGGCAGCGGTGCGGTGTTCCACGCTCCATGCCAAGAAGTAAAGGTGAGTCATTTTGAAGTCACTACCCAGGCGAGCAATGCTGATCTCGAATGTTCGTTCCAGAGCAACAATGTCCGCCGGAGTAGTGCTGACCTCTTTTGTGTTTCCGTCTGCGTAGGTTATGTGTAGGTTGGTTTGCATTTTATTTCCTTATGCGGTTGCGCGAGTTACTGCGCCGGATACGGGCCACGATACAGATAGCGTAGCCAAATCGCCGACGTTGCTCGCAAATGGCTGGTACTGGGTGACAAGGGCAGTGCACGAATACGTCGGATTTGTGGCCGATACTGCCTCTGAGGTTGGTGTGATGGTGACGGTTGCCTGTGTTCCCAATAGTGGGAATAGGGTTGCGTCAATGGATGAAGCTCCGAAGTCTTGGTGGAAGTCGAGGCTGATTGAAGCGTCTTGCAAACCACCGATACGGGTTCTTGCAGTAGCTCCAAAAGCGGTTGTGTCCTGCTCCTCGACTGTGATGTCTAAAGTTGCAGCGGCTAGGCTTGAGCTAAAGTCAACCCCACCGATTTCGATTGCATAGTCAGTAGCGACAAACTTTGCCACGTTGTTCTCCTTAGTTAGCGTAAACGGTCACGACAAAATCTGCCGCGAGGTATGATGCATCACCTAATAATACCGCACCGATGTTAGTCATGTCTGTGACTCGAACATCATAAGCGTTGCCATCAAGTGTTTTATCTGATTGCACCGCAAGCTTGACGGACTGTGATCCTGTTGAGGATGCATAGCTATCTAGTTTGCGCTGCGCCCCTCGTTCATCCACTCGACCTACGATGACTGAAACGAGGAAGTTGTAGGTTGTTAGTCCCTGCTGAAAAGCGCCGTCATAATTTACCGACTGGAGCTGAACAACCGCTTGTGGCGGATTAGGGTTATCTGGAACTTCCGCTGAGGTGCGTAGTCCAGAAATCGTGCCGATGTTCGTGGCAAGGGCTTCTCTTATGAGGGTGATGCTCACGCGAAGCGAACCTTCTTGAACGGCATAATCATTGCCTCAACATCTGGGTCTAGTCTGCCGACTCTGATAACGCCGATGTCACCAAAGCCGGCAACTCCTAATGGTGAGTCGTTGCGCTTGAAGATTCGTGAACCGAGGATGACTGTTGCCTGGGTTATCTGTGTTGGAACGGCACTAAAGCCGAATGTTCCGACAACCTGCACCGTTGCCTCGCCACCGCTAATCGGGAACGTGTAGTCACCGACAGCGCGGATTGAGTTCGCAGGTGTGGCAATACCGCCAGCGATTCCGTTCAACGGCTCTAGCTGGTAGTCGGTGCTTGTCCAAGTTGTGTCAAACGTTCCGTCTGCGCCCGATGAAGTCTTGATTGAAGTCAAAGAAACTAGATCGTCAATGTCTGTAATGTATGAGTCGCGAGGTGTGTAGATTCGTGTGGTTGCAGTTTGGTAGAACTGTCGTTCACAAGCGCCGTCTATCTCGCGTGAAGCTGCTTCTACGGCAAGCTCTAGCAAGGTATCGTCTACGCTGTCAGTAATTCCAGCAGACGCTTTTATTTGCGCTAGGGTGCAGTAACCATTTGTGATTGCCATGCCTCTAGTCTACCGCTTGCCTTGCCTATAAGTTCTCGGCGATAAACGGCTTCCAGTAGCGTTGCCATACCGCTTCGGTGTCAAAGCCTTTGGCGAACTCTATGCTGGTGTCAGAATCGCCTCTAGGGGCTTTAGAAGCTTCCTCTAGCGCTTTGATTAGTGACGGCACTAGCGGTATCTGAAAGAAGCTACTCTGCGCTTCATCCCAGAACGGTTGTCCTTCTACCAGCCAAGAATCTTCACCTAAGACATCTGGCGTTGCTGCCCAGTTAGAACCGATGACTCTAGTTCCGCAAGCTTGCGCCTCGATAGCTGGAACACCAAAGCCCTCGCCGTATGAAGCGTGCAGTAGAACATCCATAGCCGTAAACAGTCCAGCCATCTCCTCGGTGCTGTATCCGTAGCGCAACTTGTCTGGGTCTGGGAATAGAACTGCATCGCTTGGCAGTCCTACGGCCTTTAGCAAGTTAGGCAAGTGAAAGCCACCGAATACCTTAGACGGCTCTGCGTGGATGTATAGATAGCTGTTTGGGTTGCTCTTGTGAAACATTGCGAAAGCTAAAAGGTTCTCTGCGAATGCCTTGCGGTGTATTGATCCGTTTGCTTTGTTTGCGCTCACCATGCCAACCAAGAACGAGTCTTTAGGGATGCCCATGTATTCGCGAGCGTCACGCCCGTCNATCGTTTGCGTTGGCTTGTAGGCTTTCGTGTCTACTGAGTGTGGAATGTAGGCAGCGTCAATCCCTAGCTTTTGAAACTGTGTCTG